ATGGTCAACCTGACAACCCGGTGCATTTTCTGGAGCAATGGAGGAAGCCCCAGCCATACTTACCGCCGCGCCATTTCGCGGATTGCCACAACCGGAAGCGCACGATCGAATTAAATTTAACGACAAGCCTTATATTCTCGCTGTGCGCTTTCGTGTTATGCCCTGACTTTTCAGGGATATGTTCTTTCAGCAAACTGTCAGTGCCGGATTCTTATCCGTGTCCGGCGCACGACCACACGTGACAGCGTGTTGGTCTCCATCATTAACCCGGAACCTCTATGGAGGATAATATGCAAGTTGATATTATTAGCCCTGTAACTGATCCATATGCTTGCGCACATCAGGCTCTTCTGGCACTAATCAACGCTGGAAAAATTGAAAATTCCGCTATGTGCTTTGAAGAGTTGAAACAACTTGTGCGCTTGTATGAATATATAAAAAAACAATCACAAGATACGGCGTAATATTTAAAATACTTTCTGTTATATGGGCCTGCTATAATGCTGGCCCATATTTCTAACCCCTCTATAAGAAAAACATATTATTATGGCAATTTCTTCGGTAGCTCTTCAGAAAGCTGAGTTGTTTTAATTATGGTTTTTAAATAATCATCGCTTTCACATTTGAGTGATTCTATGGCAATCCAGATGCGGGCTTCGGTGCCTGCATTTGGTTCCAGTTGCTGTAGACGTTTTGCATCTTCCAGTAGTAAGGCGATAACGTGTTTCAGCTTCTCATCATTCGCTTGATTCTTGTTTTCAGGCGAATTTTGTCCGCCGAATGGCCACTTTTCTTCGTACAGCCCGATAAAGGTTCGACGCACGTTACCGGATATATTATCGACGGTTTCTTTTTCTACGGTACTCAGGTCAAGAGTCGCCAGTTGAGAACGAACTATATTCGCTGCCATTTCCTGGAATGGTACTGGTAAATCTTTAAATTCCATCGTCAACCTCATCAGTCAGTGTTTCTGGCTAACCAGCGACGCGCGCCAGCTTCAGTTTTAAACGTTTTGCTTCTGGTATACGTCATCGCGGTAAACGTGCCGTCCTGGTTGGGAAACACGCCGCATACCAGAGATTCGTTGTTGCCAAGATTGAGCGTATCCATGTTGACCTCATTCCCCCTTAACGCCGGGGCGCGGAACTAAAAACCTGCTGCGCTGTTATACAAAGTGTTCCCGCCGTCATGTTCATACGCCTCGGGCTGGCTACTTACCCCCTTGCCACTGCCGGGTAACTCGAAGTATTGCCCTGCATTCTGTGGGACGGGGTGGGTTGATGCATAAACAATACCACTGCTATTTAATTATGTAAATAGCAATGCTATTATCATGGCAAGAAAAAAACCACCCGAAGGTGGTTTTTGACAGAAATGATTAACAGCTTTTGTTTGGATACTGCCTTCGTGAGTGAACTACATTTACGATCTCGATGTTAGATGTTGTTACTCGGTAAAGTATTATGTAGTTAGGATGAGTCACTATCTCTCGAAGACTTGGAACTCTTTCGCTCGGTGGGTACAGATAAGGGTGTTCAGTAAGTGACAAAACTGATGTTTCAATGCGTATTTTTAGTCTACGTGCAGCGGGAGGGTTTTCTTTAGCAATATAGGCTACTATCTGACGTAAATCATCACGTGCAGAAGGTAGCCATAAAATGGGCAGCATTACTCACTCCTGTTCGTTGTAGCTAATTGAGCAATAAGGTTTTCCATTTCAGCCATTACTTCATCATGCGGAATTCCAGAACGGGGATCTGCGAGGCTTGCTGCCACTTTGGCTCGCAACCATTCGTTATAGCTGTTTTCTTGTTCGACCGTTTCAAATTCAGAAATTATCGGGGAAAGGGCTGTACTCATGTTTTGACCTCCTCAGATTAGGCGCGACGACTTTTTTGCGCAGCTAGCCATCGCGCAACGATTTCTTCAATTGATTCTTTTTTCTCCTTCATTTCCTTAAGCATTTTCTCTTTATCTTCTTTGGGGAAAGCCCTGAACGTCTGGAGCAAATCCCGCTCCATGGGGTCTATATTAAACGGAAGTTCGTTTTCCGATTGTTCCATATCGGCAGATATAGTGACAACATTGTCCTCCCCAGATTCTTGGGGATACATCCTTACAATTTGTAACAACTCGGCCATATCTGGTCTGATTGACTCGGGAGGAACTTGCAGTAACCCTGCGAACTTGATAACAGCCTCAAGATTTAAAGGTGTCTGACCATTTAGATAATGGCTTACAGCTCCCTGTGTCGAAAATCCCAGAATTTCTGCCGCACGCTCTTGGGTTAACCCTAGTTGATTTTTTTTCGCCGTCCAGATTTCTTTTAGTCTCTGGGCGGCTTGCAGGTCGATCTCTGACAGGGATTTTCTTTTCATACCTTCAATTCTAATAAGATTATTAATCTCTTTGAAATAGTGGTGCTATTTACTTTTAAAAATAACAATGCTATTAATGATCGTGATGACATCACATGAGGTGAACAATGAATCTTGGAGAATATTTGCGTTATTCCGGTATAACTCAGAAACATTTTGCTGAAATTGTTGGGGTAACCCAGGGGATGGTAAGCCATGTCATTACCGGGCGGGCGAAACTTACGGGGGAAAAAATTTTACGTTGGTGTGAAGCAACTGGCTGGATAGTAACTCCGCACGAGATTGATAGCAGTTCTTATCCCAACCCAACCGACGGCTTACCTGTCGAGTGTCAGGCTAACACACAACCAGAGACGGGGGTGATTCATGAAAATCAAGCATGAACACATCCGTATGGCGATGAATGCCTGGGCATATCCTGATGGTGAGAAAGTTCCCGCAGCTGAAATAGCCCGGACTTATTTCGAGCTGGGGATGACGTTCCCGGAACTGTACGACGACAGCCATCCGGAAGCCCTGGCTCGTAATACCCAGAAAATTTTCCGCTGGGTGGAGAAGGACACGTCTGATGCTGTTGAAAAAATTCAGGCGCTGTTACCGGCGATCGAAAAGGCGATGCCGCCTTTGCTGGTGGCCCGTATGCGCAGTCACAGTTCTGAATATTACCGGGAGATCGTCGAACGACGGGATCGGCTGGTGAAAGATGTGGATGATTTTGTCGCTGTAGCGATCGCCTGGGGCACCCTGACTAACAGTGGTGGTCAGCCTGGTAATGCTGTTGTTGTGCATTGACCAACAATATTTATACCGGATTTCTTCCGGAAGTTCGTGGGTAAAGTTCGGTATCAGAAGAGGTGAGTATGGCTAATGCCTGGCTCAGATTGTGGCATGACATGCCAAATGACCCCAAGTGGCGAACGATTGCCAGGGTATCAGGACAGCCAATCGCAACAGTGATGGCAGTGTATATCCACCTTCTGGTGAGCGCGTCACGAAATGTCACGACATGTCACGGCGTGTCACTACGTGGTCACATTGATGTCACGACGGAAGATTTAGCAAGTGCGCTTGATGTGACGGAAGACGTAATTGATTCAATTTTGCATGCAATGCAGGGGCGGGTTCTGGATGGTGACCTTATTTCCGGATGGGAAAAACGTCAGGTGCTGAAAGAGGACAATGGTAACGTTTCGCAAACGGCAAAATCCCCGGCAGAGCGCAAGAGAGCGCAGCGGGAGCGCGAAAAGCTGCGGAAATATGATGCTGATTGTCACGATGAGTCACGACGTGTCACGCATCTGTCACGACAAGTCACGACAGATAAAGATACAGATACAGAATTAAACCCCACACATAACGCGCGCATGCGCGAGAGTGCTCCAACCGGTGAGTCGCATGGTGCGCCGTTGCAGACAGCCGAACCTGAATACCTGGACGGCCTGAGCGAACCGATCGGGAAATTTTCGATGACTACTGTCTGGCAGCCGTCGCCGGATTTTCGACAACGGGCAGCAGTGTGGGGTATGGCTCTGCCTGAGCCGGAATTTACACCTGCTGAGCTTGCCGCATTCCGGGATTACTGGATGGCGGAGGGGAAGGTTTTCACGCAGGTTCAGTGGGAGCAGAAATTTGCCCGCCACGTGCAGCACGTCAGGGCACAGGTAAAACCAGTCAGCAAGGGGGTAAGCCATGCAGCATCAGGTGGCACGGCATCACGGGCAGTTCAGGAAATCCGGGCAGCACGCGAACAGTGGGAACGTGACAACGGATTTATCAGCAACGGAAACGGCCTGGAAGCTGTGGGAGCTTATGGGGGAGGTGTATTCGAACCGCTGGACTCAGAAGAACGGGGCCGCACCTTCGAAGCTCTGGATTGCCCAGATTGGTGCGATGACTGAACAGCAAATCCGTCTGGTCTGCCGTCAGTGCATGGACCGCTGCCGGGCGGGTGAAACGTGGCCCCCGGACCTGGCTGAGTTTGTTGCGCTGATTTCGGAGAGTGGGGCAAATCCATTTGGTCTTACGGTGGATGCAGTGATGGAAGAGTACCGGCGCTGGCGCAATGAATCCTGGCGATACGACGGGAGTGATAAATACCCGTGGCCACAGCCTGTGCTGTACCACATCTGCCTCGAAATGCGTACCAGAGGGATTGAGCGCCAGATGACGCAGGGTGAGTTAAAACGACTTGCGGAACGGCAACTGACGAAATGGGCAAAGCATGTTGGTAACGGGATGAGTGTTCCGCCAGTGCGACGACAACTGGAAGGGGCGAAACACCCGCAAGGGCCAACGCCAATTGAACGGCTGAAACAGGAATACGAACGCCGGAAGGCAGCTGGTTTTATTTGAATCTGAGAAACGATTTTGTCGGAGGAAATTTTAATGGAAACCGTATTTGACGCACTGAAAGCACTGAAAAAAGCCTCTTCACAGGTAGTGGCGGCCCGCCTTGGAATCAGCCGTGAAGATGCGGTCAACGAACTGTGGAAACTGAAGCGCCGTGGTGAAGCGGATAACAAGGGGTCGATGTGGTGGCTGATTCAGGCTGGTGAAAGTGAACCAGTGTCACCGGTACCGAAAGTGACAGCGCAAATGCTGACTGAGGCGATTGAACAACATGGCCCACAAACGGCGGATGAGCTGGCACTGATGTTCGGGATTACCTCCCGCCGGGCGAATTCATCGCTGGCCATGGCAATCAGCAAAGGGCGTCTGATTCGCGTGAATCAGGGCGGTAAATTTCGTTACTGTATACCTGGCGCTGATTTACCGGCAGAGCCGGAAGCTGCATCCGTAGCGGAAACCGATGGTAAAGCCTTTCCTCAGCCAACAGGTGTTGCGTTACCAGTCCGGGAAGCGGAAACACAGGAAGAAATAAAAACTGAAAGTGTGGCGGTCACAGTGCAGTCACAGCCGTTGTTCACCAGAAAACATCCGGATGGTCTGATTTTACCATCGCTGCATGTGGCTAACCGCGAGCTGCGCCGGGCAAAAGGTCAGGTTCAGAAGTGGGAGCGAGTCTGCGCCGCGCTGCGGGAACTGAACAAGCACCGGGATATTGTTCGGCAGATTGTCGATTCATCCGGTCGTATTGTGTCGGAAAAGTGATTGCCGGAGGCGCTTATGGCGAAACCTTTTACACACGAACAGCGTGAAGAACTGAAGGCCCGAATTATCGGGTTGGTACGCAAAAATGAACGCATGACGATATCACAACTGGAGAGAGCGACGGGAGCAGGCTGGCATTCAGTCAGACGTTGCCTTGTGGATGTACTGGCTTGTGGCGATTTATACATGCCCGGTAAATACGGTGTTTTTGCATCAGAACAGGTGTATCGCGTATGGCGTAAGACACCGGAGAAGGCTGCTGACCCGACACTGATTCGAAAGTTACCTGACGGAGAAATACGTCGTTACAACAGACGGCAGAACATAATTTGTCGTGAGTGCCGCCAGAGCGAAGTTATGCAGCGTGTGCTGGCTTTCTATCAGGGGAATTTTCAGAAGGTGCTGTTGTGAGCCAAATTAACAATCGGAACTTCGTGAAGAGAAAGCATAATCCAAATCTGAATAATTAAGTTCAGCACTGTAAATAAAATTCAATCCTTAACTGGAGGTATATCTATGTCAAATACACAGAAAATTATTAACACTGAAAAATATAACGAGTGGGTGAAAAATTCTCTGAGCAGATTTTTAAAATTACTGGCGACGAGAATGTGGCAAAAAATGAATTAGAACCGTGGACACCTGAAGGAAACGCACCAAATTATTGCTGGTGGGAGGTTGATCCGGTTGATGCTGCAAATGAAGCCATGAGTTACCACAACGATTAATGTCGGGAGGCCGCCCGAAAGGGCGGTAAGAAATGACTACATTATTCAGAAAAGAATATCCGCAAAAAAGTAGGGCGACAGAATTTTTGTTTCACATTCTGTTTATCGTATTGATGATACCGATATCCCCTCTAATTTTTGTCTGGGCAATCGGGAAAATAATTGAGCCAGTTACTGAATTGTATACCGACGTTGTATGGGCGTCGTTCAACACACTGCACAATAAAATTAATCCGTATAAGGAAAACTGATATGGCAACTTTGACAAAAAAAGAACGGGCATGGTTGAACGAATTACAGGAAGTTCTTGATCGCTGTCCATCACCGAAAAAAATTGGCTTTTACACCATTGGCGATAAAAGCATTTACCTGTATGACCTACGCCGCATGGATGAAATCATGGAGGCTCTTGATAATCGTTCGTCGATGGATTGGTGTGTTGCTGTTCATGATATGAATGCAGGGTTTGATGAAAAGATTTTGTTCCCCTCATCAGTTGAAAGCACTGCGGGTTAAGGAGTAACACATGACCACTATTACCAAAGAACGTATTGAATTGTTCATTAAAAACCCGCTTGAAAACGGGCTTACCCGTGGTGAACAAATGGAACTGGCACGGATTGCGCTGGCATCGCTGGAAGCAGAGCCGGTTGTGTTCTGGTTTGAAAAATATCAAGAAGGGGCTACGGCATGACGACTTTTACCAGGGAGCAGTTAATAGCTCACGCAGAGGAGACTATTGAAGCACAGAGACTGTGCATACCGGGCACAATCGACCATGACATCATCCGCACATATAAGATGGATATTGCTGTTCTGGAAATCGCACTGGTATCGCTGGCAGCAGAGCCAGCCGGTAAATTGCATGAATACAAACCAGTGGGATATCAGCGTCTGGTCGATGAGTTAACCATGCTGGTAAAGCAGTTAACCTGGCAACTGAGGAAAGCGAAGCCAGACTGCAAATTACCGGATAAGGCGATGAGTTATCTGGAGCGGAACGGACTGATAAGCGTGGAGGATATTTTACGATGACCTGGTCTGAAGCATTCACAACGGTAGGAATCGCACTGGCGGTGGCGCTGGTGGTGTATTCGATTTGCCGCTGGGGATAAAAACGGTTTGCGGGAAAAGGAGAGTTAAGTAGAATTGCTGCGGGTGCTTGAGGCTGTTTGCCTCGGGCATGCCTCCGTAAGGCAGACAGAGAAAAGCCCCAGTTAACATTATGCGTCTTGCAGGACGCTTAACATTAATCTGAGGCCATATCTATGACTTGCACACTTAGATTAGCCTCTTATGCGCCGAAAGGCAAGGAGCAGCAGGCTATGAAGCAGCAAAAGGCGATGCTAATCGCCCTGATCGTCATCTGTATTACCGTCGTTGTAACGGTACTGGTAACGAGGAAAGACCTCTGCGAGGTACGAATCCGAACCGGCCAGACGGAGGTCGCTGTCTTCACAGCTTACGAATCTGAGAAGTAAGAGACCCGGCGAGGGAGAAATCCCTCGCCACCTCTGATGTGTCAGGCATCCTCAACGCACCCGCACTTACCCCGTTTCGGCAGACTTTGTTTTTTCCTGGCATTCTGGTTTACAATTCGCACGTCAGCCTGAACAACTGGCACCTGCTGCGTCACCGGAGAACCCGATGGCGCAACATATAAAATCCCACAATTCTGAAGCCGTCCCGGCCATTAAGCGGGGGCGGCATTCGCACGTATTTAAAACCGACTGGTACCAGCATCCCCCATGCACTGAAGAACAGGCCGAATGGCTGATTCAGTGTTACCGCAGGCGCGGATACGAGGTTAAGAAAGCCATCAGCCTCGATTATCGTCACTGGATAATCTCTGTCAGGCTCCCTTATTCCGAACATCCACCGCGTCCGTCCCGCACATTCCAGCAACGTATCTGGAGGTAACGTGCGGGTATTACTTCGACCTGTTCTGGTGCCGGAACTTGGCCTGGTGGTCCTTAAGCCCGGACGCGAATCACTGCCTGTTTTTCATTGCGGCAGGGTGCTGGTGGAGCCGGAACCGAAAAACATGCGCGGTCTGCCGTCCGGAGTCGTTCCTGCCGTTCGCCAGCCGCTGGCAGAGGATAAAACATTACTGCCATTTTTCAGCGATGAGCGGGTTATTCGTGCAGCAGGTGGTGCAGGTGCACTGTCTGACTGGTTATTACGTCACGTGAAATCCTGCCAGTGGCCACACGGCGATTATCATCACAGCGAAACCGTCATTCACCGTTATGGTACCGGCGCGAT